GGTTGTCGTCGTCGTTGTTGATGAGCACGCACTGCAGCGCGTCGTAGAGCAACTCGATGATCGGCTTGCGGTTCGGCTTCTGGGTCAGGATCGTCATGGTTTCTACCTTTCGTTCTTTGTTTGTGCCGCACAAGATTCGCCGTGCAGCGAGGCGAAATGGTGCGTGCAGCGCTAAGCTGCACGACTTACTCCGTGTTGTTGATCTTGTTGACTTCGGCACGTTGCTCGTGCTGACCGGCGTCATTGCGTCGCGTCCTTCTTCCTGCGAGCGATCTGCCTCGGTGCGTCACAGCCTCTTGGCTGTCGCGTTATCGGCGATCGATCGAGTGGACGTTGCCTGCGCTCTGCGGGTCGTTCGTTGTCGGCTACCCTGCGGTGTTCGTGTTCCTCGCTCGTGTCGATTGCGCTCTGCCTCCCTGGCGCTCGATGGCGCAAAGGCGGGAGGCTCGCGCCGACAGGCGGGAGGACCGAAGACCAGGAGTGAGAAAGAACGCCGAGCGCCGGTCGGCGGGTCGGGTGCGAGGGGGGCGACCCCTCGGACCTCCAATTAGACACTACGAGCCGCCCCGTGTCAATATGTGTCTTTTCGGCCTCCGAGGCGGCTCCGGGACCGGTCCCGACGGGGAGCGGACCGACGGACCGGTCCCGACGGGGAGCGGACCGACGGACCGGACGGGGCGGCGCTTTGGCCCTTCTGGCGGGGGGCCAAAGGGGGGCCACGAGGGCCAAAGATATCCGAAGCGCGAACCGGCTAACCTGCTCCCCTTTGGCCCTTGAGAGGGGGTAAGGGTTTCCCCTTCCCCTCAGGGCCAGAGGTGGGAGCATACATGGCGCAAGAAGGGCCAACCGGGCCAAAGGTCCTGGGGCCAGAGATCAAACAAAGAACGCGTGCTGCGCCTCGTCTTCTGCGCGACGTGCAAGGAGTCGCACGAACGAGTCGCTCCGTGTCGACCTGTGTCTCGTTCGTGCGACTCCTTGCACGCGACCTGCGCCGCGTGTTCTTCTCTGGTTGCATGGTTCACTCGGTCCTTGGGCTGGGAGGTCCAGGTCAGGCGGGTCGCAGTTACAACTAGACGCGAAGCAATGAGCGATACGAACGGAACGAAACAGACGAACGAGGTGGCGAGCCTCGGGGCACCTGAAGTCGATCCGTCTGACCACTTTGATTTCGTCGCGCTCGTGCGCGATCAGGCGAAGGTTCACGGGCTCGATCCCGAAACGCTTCTGTGGAAGGCAGCGAAGGCGATGTTCGACAAGGCCACTGGTGGAGACGCTGCGGCGGCGAAGCTCGTGTTCGATCGATGCTGCGGTGTGCAGGGCAAGGACGGCAGTGGTGGAGTCAACGTGAACATCGACAACCGCAGTGTGACGCTTGGTCCTCCTGCGCCTGCAGCAGGCGAGATCGGCGACTACATCGCCAACATGAACAAAGTCGCGGCGCAGATCGGTGTGCGAGTGCACGACGCAGAGCCCGACACGGACGAAGAAGACGAACTAGAGGACCTCCTATCATGAGTGCAAGCAACGGCAATCACCAAGTCGAACGCAAGAAGGGTCTGAGCTATCGCGAGCGCAAAGATCCGCGCAAGGCGGCGCAGCGCGAGAAGGCAGCAGCCGCAGAGACGGAGCGTCGAATCAAGCTGCAGGCGGAGACGGACAAGGCGAACGCGGCGCAGACTGCCGAGCCGAAGAAGAAGAAGGCGAAGGACGAGGACTGACACTGAGCGTAGCAGAACGCGAGCAACGAGGTAGAAGGCGCTTCCTACGCGAGTTCGAGAAGCTGTGTCCCTTCGTAGCTGGCAATCCGTTCATTCCGCATTGGCCGTTCCCGCAGCAAGCGCTGTTCCTCGGTCTGCATCAGCAGAAGAAGCACCGCGAGACGAAAGGCGTGTTCCAGGCGCTCTATGGTGGCGCTGCAGGTGGAGGCAAGAGCGACGCGCTGCTGATGGGCGCAGCGCAGTATGCGTGGAAGCACCCAGAGTTCAGCGCGATCATGTTCCGCAAGACGCACACCGACCTTGCGCAACCCGGTGCACTCATGGATCGCGCTATGGAGTGGTGGATTCCTGCAGGTGTGCGCTGGGACGGCAGCAACAAGATCTTCCGTTTCCCGAACGGCGCGAAGGTAGCGATGGCCTACCTGAGCAAGCCGCAGGATCATCACCGCTACAAAAGTGCAGAATACCAATACACGGCGTGGGACGAACTCACCGATTGGAACACGAAGACTCAACACGAGTATGTTGGCTTGTCTCGTGTGCGGCGCAAGGCCGGGTCGCATGTGCCGCTCCGCACTCTGTCGGCCTCCAATCCAGGTGGTGCGGGCCACAACTGGGTCAAGGCGCGATTCATCGAAGAAGGCAGCCCGCACAGCTACGTTCCCGCGTCGATTCGCAACAACCCGTTCATCGACCAGGACGACTACATCGCGCAGCTGATGCAGATGCACCCAACGGTGCGCGAGCAGCTACTAAACGGAGACTGGGCAGCACGTGACCAAGGCGACTACTTCCGCCGCGAGTGGTTCGGCGCGTTTCTTGATCCGGTGTGCGACATGTGGCCCGATGAGGACTGCGTGCGCGTTCGCTGGTGGGATCTGGCAGCAAGCGAGAAAGAGGATGCAGCTTGGACTTCTGGCGTTCGCATGGCGAAACACCGCATGGGAGTGCGAGCGATCGAGCACGTGCGTTCATTCCGCGCCACTCCTGGCAAGCGTGACGAGTTCATCATCCAACAGGCGAAGCTCGACGGCTTCGGTGTTACTGTTGGCCTTGAGATCGAGCCAGGGTCTGGTGGCGTTGCGCAGTTCATGGCGCTCGAAAAACAACTCAAGTCGTTCGGCTATCGTGTGCACGGTGCACGACCTAAGGTCGAACTGACCGACGCGCAAGGTCGACACCTCGTGCGGCAGCCGCAGCACGCGATCGGCAAAGAAGGACGCGCTGCGCCTGTTGCCTCCTGCCTGCAGCGCGGCTACTTCCGCCGCGCAGAGTGCGACATCAGCGAGTGCGGCTCGATGAGCGCGATCTACGGTAAGGACGAAGGCAAGTCGCACATCCACCAGAAAGACGGCATCCTGCTCTTTCACGGTCCGTGGACGCAAGCCTACCTCGACGTAGTCGAAGGCTTCCCGGAAGGACCATCCTGCGACGAGGTCGATGCAACGAGCGGTGCATGGTCGTTCTTGGAGACGCAGCGCTTCGGCGCTCGCTTCCCGACCAAGCTCGACAAGAAGCCGGTGCTCGAAACCTACGACCTGCACCCAACGGATCGCGGCTCGTTCAGCGACGACATCGACAACCGACTACGCTCGATGAGCAGGAAGCACTACACACCATGAGCGCTGGCGTCTTTGATCGCGACTTCTTGCTCGACGTAGCGATGGGCTTCCGTCGAGGCTACTCGGTGCTGCACAAGTTCGGGCGCAACAAAGCGGTCGGCACGACGTTCGTGCCTGTCTGCCTGGGCGGGATCTACCGCACACCGCAGGCAACAGGCGCGACGACGCTGCGCATCAAAGCAGGAGGCGACGTAGCAGACACGGCAGACGGCGCAGGCGCACGTGAAGTCACGCTCATCGGACTAGACGAGAACTTCGCAGAGCAGACGGTCACGCTCGCGACTGCAGGCGTCGCAGCCAGCGCGTCGACGACTGTCACGTTCACGCGCCTGTTCCGCGCTTACGTCTCTGCTTCTGGTGTCTACGCGTCGCAGATCCTCGGCTCGCATGTCGGCGAGATCGTCATCGAGAACACAGCAGGCACAGAGGACTGGATCACGATCGACGTGGCCGACTTCCCGAAAGGCCAGACCGAGTGCGGCGTCTACTCGGTTCCTCCTGGTTTCACCGCTTACGTTCTGCGCTCTTCGGTCTTCATCGATTCGAGCAAGCTGACGCAGACGCTGCTATTCAGACGCGAAGGCATCCAAGAGACAGCAGCGCCATATCAAGCGATGCGCATCCTCGCCAACCTGCAGCAGCGCGACAACCACCACGAGACGACGCACGTCGCGCCGATCCCGATTCGCGCACCGGCAGACATCGGCTTCCTGGCCAGGGTAGCGTCAGGCACGTCAGAGATCAACGTCGACTTCGAGGTCCTACTCGTGGAGGACAGCGCACCATGAGCAACAGCAACGGTGTAATCACACAGCACGCAGCGCCAGACCTCGAAGGCGAATACATCGCGACGAAGGTTGACATGAGCGACCTGCCGTCGCACTGGGATCGTGCCGTCTACAAAGTGCAGCGCGGCTTCATGGGCGCAGAGTGGAGCGCGTCGATGCTCGACTGGCTGCGGCGCAACCAGCACCTGTTCGTCGAAGGCGGCGACGGTGAGAGGCGACGCAACTGGGAGATCGGCGACATGTGCGATCACAGGTCGCCTGCGCAGACGCTCAAGGACAAGCTGATCGCTGCCGCACCGACAGCGTTCGCTCGTTGTCAGGTCAAGCCGTTCGATATCGACTGGCTCGAAATGCACGCGATCGTGCACCACAACAAAGACGTGTTTGAGTGGCACACCGACCACTTCGAGTCGTCGGGCATCGAACGCGCAGAGACGCGCACGCTGACGTTCTGCTACTACCTGCAGCAGAAGCCGCGTGCGTTCATTGGCGGAGAGCTAGAGTTCTGGGACGGCACGCGAATCGACTGTGCGCACGACCAGCTGGTCTGGATCAACCCATATCAGGTGCACCGCGTGCGACGCGTCGCGGTGCCAGAGTCGAACCGCTTCCTCGATGGGCGCATCTCGCTCATCGGTTGGCTGCACTGCAAAGAAGGCGAGGAAGAGAACAATGACCACTGAGCTACGCATCCGCAACCAGTCGCAGCAACTCTACAACCGTGCTCTGTCGCAGGCGTGGCGCAACAACATCCAGATCTGGGACCCGTCCATCTGGCAAAACCGCGACCCGGATGTCGAGGAGAAGATGCTGCGCGACGCGGACATCGCGCACGCGGTCGGCTATCGACGCCACATGATCGCAGGCAAGGACTGGCAGATGCAGCCGAAGAACGAGAACGCGCCGAACGCGAAGCTCGCGGTGCACGTAGCCACCAAGCTCGTCGATCGCATCCAACACTTCACGACTGCGCGACTCAACCTGTCGCGTGCGTTCTTCTCCGGTGCACGCTTCGGCAAGATCCACGGCAAGCACGTGATGCTCGACCTGGGCGACGGCAAAGAGCGCATGTGGTGGGTGCCGGTTCGCATCGAGGACATCGACAAACGACGCTACCGCATCGTGCCGAAGTGGGACTCGACGACCGGCGAGATTCAAGCGCACTGGGAGTTGTGGAACGTAGCCAAGGCAGACTGGGTTCCAGAGACGCAACTCGAAGCGATCACCACGATT